CGGGGGAATCTAAAGACGAATTTATTTCCCGATGTATCCCGATTGTCAAAAAGGAAGGTAAAAAAGACGATCAAGCGGCGGCCATTTGTTATTCATATTGGGAAGGTAAAACGCAATTGGCGGAATCATACACCGATTACCCCGAAAGTGCCTCAAACAACGCTAAAAGGGCGTTAGAATGGGTGGAGAAACACGGTTGGGGTGATTGTGGTACAGATGTAGGTAAACAACGCGCCCACCAATTAGCAAAAGGCGAACCAATATCGCGCGACACCATCGCTAGAATGTCGGCATTTAGAAGGCACCAACAAAACAAAGACGTTCCATATTCGGAAGGATGCGGGGGTTTAATGTGGGATGCTTGGGGAGGCGAAAGCGGTATCGCTTGGGCCGAACGTAAGTTAAAAGAAATAGACTTAAGCCAACAAGTTAAAATGGTCGATATGACCGAAGACGATGAGCATGAATGGTTAGACTATTTAGCGGACAAAGGCGAGGTTATCGGTGATGAATACGAATTAGTATTAGAGCAAGAAGTAACCGAACCCGAAAAGGAGGGAAACGAATATAAGTTTTTTAAACGTTTCGCGGACCCCGAAAAAAAAAGTAAGGACGATAAGGGGTTATTTTTGATTCGTTACCGATATGCACCGATGCGCACTAAAAACAATAGCCGTGTATTTTGTAAAGACATGGTAGCAAATGCTAAAATGGGCGTAGTGTATCGTAGGGAGGACATAACCCAAATGGGTGAACAAGGTATTAACGGACAATTTGCACCAAAGGGTAAATCGACCTATTCAATATGGAAGTTTAAAGGCGGGGTTAATTGCCACCACAATTGGTACCGTTTAACCTACGTGCGTAAACGTGAAAAGAACGGTAAATATATACCATTAACACCCGAAGAAAAATCCGCGAGAATCCGCGAAATTGAGGAAAACTATAAAAGAGTATCTAACCAAAGCGCAGATAGGGAAGGCGTACCATTTGACCCACCAGGATGGGACCAAGCAAGTACCAAGCCCATTAATATGCCAAACCAAGGGAGATTAAATTAAAATGTACACCAACGACAACGTATTATTAATTACTAAAGACCACCTTTTCAAGTACACGCAATTACAAGGAAATGTGGACATTGATAAAATAACGCCATTTGTTAAGATAGCGCAAGACATCCAAATACAAGAAATATGCGGCACCAAGTTGTACCGTAAGATTTTAACGGATGTGCAAGGCGATACGCTAACGGGCGATTATTTGACTTTGGTAAGCCAGTATTTACAACCTATGTTAATTCATTATGCGATGGCGGACTTTATGTTATTCCATGGGTATGAGGTTAGCAACGCGGGAATTTTAAGGAATACACCCGAAGGCACTAATTTACCCGCCAAGGATGAATTGGATACATTGGTAAAACGCCAACGCGATATTGCCGAAACGTACCGAACCAAAGCGGTGGATTATTTAAATTATTTCCCGTCCTTATTCCCCGAGTATTCGGCCGATCAAGAAAGCGGAATGTATCCCGACCATAACCCAAGTAATTATACGAATTGGAATCTGTAAAACCATACGCGCCCAAGCCCGATAAGGTTAAAAAATTGGCTAAAGTGTATGCGGACCTAAAGAAAAAGCAACCCAAGGCCAACCCATTATTTAAGGGGATAGCCAAAGTTATATTTTTAGCGGCTTTTTTTTCTTCATGTTCGGCACAATGGCACGTAAAACAAGCATTAAAAAAGAACCCTAACATCATAACCGAAAAAATTATAGTCGAAAAGGATACATTGATTATACGCGATTCGGTGCGATATACAAACACTTTAGTAACTAGGTCGATAGATACCATTAAATTAGAAAATGAACGCGTTAGGACCGTTGTATATCGCTACCATGATACTTTTAGGATTGTACAAACACTTAAAGGGGACACGGTACGAATCACGCAAAAAGTGGTAACGCCCGTAGTTGAGGCAAAACCGAGTTATTGGGGTTGGATTGTTGCGGGTTTAATTTTAGTAATATGGATAATAAAAAAATAAAGACACCATCAAGAAGCGCACCCAAGGGTTCAAAGCGTGGATGTTTATGTAAGGATAAGGAGATTTATTCGGTAAAATGTTGCGATGGTAGTTTATGGGCGCAAGGCATTGGCCCGATAGTTCGAACAAGTTAAATAAAAAACGTTAATTAGATATGAGTATTTCAGCACAAAGTTTTAGCGCGGGTTACACGGGTTGCAAGGTAATTTCAAATACAAGCGCAAACACGGGCGAATTTCGCGGTTTCGTTGTAAATGACGATGCGGTGGTTTCCGCTATATTAGACAAGGATGGATCGAGCCTTATGACGGCTTTAGGATTAAGCGGAGTTACCTTAAAAAGCGGTGCATTTATTAGCGTTGCAAATGGCGACTACATTAGTTCTATTACACTTACAAGCGGTTCAATTATAGCATATAATAGATAATGCCATTTGTTGGTTTAGGAGTCGGTAGACAACGATTTATCGATAGCGGAGGTGGTTTTGATTCAGATTATCAAGCCGTTTTAGATTATGCTACAACACAAGGATACACACTGCCAAGTTCGGGGCAACAGACGTTGCAAAATCAGTTAGTGCTTGATTTAAAGTCGGGTGGAATTTGGAGTAAGTTAGATACCTTTGGTGTATTTGCAACTGATGGAGATAGTGATTTTGCTTTAATTGATTGGATTAATTTAACTGATATGACTGCCGTTAATAGTCCTACGTTTACTATTGATAGTGGTTTCAATGGTGATGGTGCAACTTCATACATTAACACAAATTTTACTATTTCCACAGATGCCGTAAATTACACACAAAACAACGCCTCAACTTTTGCATATATAGACGTTGATTTTAGTGATACGGATAATGGCATCTATGGTGCAAGAGTAGAAGTAACAACGGCAAATCGTAATCAATTACGAATAAGAGATGTAGATTATAGACCCGCTATAAATGATGTAAGACCTATTATTTCTGCCGATTATAGAAGTAATAATTGGCATCACCAAAAAAGAACTTCATCAACCGATTTTACTACTTATTTAGATTCCACAAGTTTTACAAATAATATTTCTTCCGTAGACCCATCATTTCTAAATATTTCAATGAATTTATTAGCCATAAATTTTTTAAATACTTCGGGTCTTCAAAAATTATATTATAGTTCAAGTACAATCAAAATTTTTGGACTTGGCGAGGCATTGGACAACACTGATTTACAAAGTGCAATAAATTCCTACATAACTTCAATATGATAGTACTACATCCAAACACCGAACAATACAACGCCTTAAACGGCTACAAATACAAGTCAAGCGAATTGCTATTTGTCAAAGATGGAAGCGATAGATGGATAGTTGGATTAAATGTTTTAACAGACCCTAACTTTTCAGCGATACACGACCAACTTGAGCAACTTGAACGCATAGAATACACACCAATACCAGACCCTGACGAATGAGATTCCCAGTGACATTTGAGCAATTCACCAAGAACAGCGAGAAGGCGATTACCTACCTTTTGCTTTTTGTCGTGACTGCCCTATACATAAGAGCAGAGCGTCAGAGCAACCTTGCAACTGCTCAATGCGAGAAGCGATTGATTAAGTGTGAAACAGAACTTCGGAAAATGTCGGCAATGCTTAAAACTCAAGACTCGTTATGTTCAGCGTTGGTGACTGAAATCAAAATCTACAAAGCACTCGGAAAGATATGAAAGCACTGTTTGGATTTGGAATATTAGCGATTATTTTGGCATTGTCAACAGACACACCAACGATAGAGGATGAAGTAGCGGAGCAGATAGAGGAGAGTCAAAAGTTGTACGATAGTGCAACAATGGAATTGAAGCAAATGAGGAAGATTAACGATTCATTATTAGAGTTAAGATTTGGAAAATGATTGATAGAATTTTTAAGAATTGGCGTACCACCGCATTAGGTACCACCGTAATTATTGCATCGCTTTTATTGGTGTACTTTGAAAAGGCAACCTTAACCGAAGCGGGGGCGTTTATCGTTGCGGGGTTAGGTTTTATATTTGCGAAGGATGAAGTTAAAGCAAGTAAAGTTTAACGACTATTACCGCCAGGTATTCCCCAAATCCCAAGTGTATTTACACCACACGGCGGGAACGGGTGAAGGCCAAGACGTTTATAGATGGTGGGGAAGTGATAAACCGCGTGTTGCTACTTGCGTTATTATCGATCGTGACGGGACCATTAAACAAGGATTCAGTTCGAAGTATTGGGCATACCATTTAGGCCTTGCAAACCGACATTTTAAAGCCGAGGGGCTAACGTATAGAAACCTGGATAAGGTAAGTATAGGTATCGAGTTAATAGCGTGGGGGCAATTGACCAAGAAAAAAGACAAATTTTATAATTATGTCGGCGGTGAGGTTGACGAAGTAACCACATTAAAGAAAGCCCACCGAGGTTTTAAGCATTACCATTCATACACCGAAGCCCAAATACAAAGCGTTTGCGACCTTTTAAAACTATGGAATGAACGTTACGGAATAGATATAACGTATAATTCGGATATATGGGACGTAACACCCCGTGCATTGAAGGGCGAGAATGGCGTTTTTACGCATTGTAGCGTACGCGCTGACAAATTCGACGTATTCCCCCAACCCGAACTAATCGAAGCCCTTAAAACGCTTTAAAACAACCCAACCAAATACCACGTATTGAAAATATTTATGTATTGTGTTTTGCAAATTCAAAATAATGTATTAGTATTGTGGTATGGAAATAGATATTTTAAGTGTTCACACACGGATCGCATCGTGGCCCTTTGTAGGGTTTTACGAATCGCGCGACATTAGTATTATGTTAGCGCAAGAGTTTAATTATCAATTATCAAAGTGGATTTACATTCAAGCCGATGAAGACAATTCAAGTATTCAACGGGTAAATTTACGCGCATTGCAAGAAATGGAGGCGCAATTATTCCAGGATTGCATTTGCGACCTAATCCAATACAACCACATTAGGCCATTTGACATTAAACAAATTCAAGATATAGATAAATATAAATAATCATGCTACCTATTTACTACGCAATTTTTACCGTTGGATGCATTACGTGCGCGGCGGGAGTTTTTGGAATTATTTACGCGGGGTTTAAGTACCGCAATTGGGAAAAAGAAGCCGAGTACGAGCGCGAACAGTTTTATTGGACCCGTCGCAAGTACCCAAGCAAACGCAACCGAATGTACAAAGGAAAACTAAAACTTAACGACTATGAGTAAATCACCCTTTCAATTAGCACAAGAGTATATTACGGCCTACAAAGTCCAAGATATAACCTTACACGAACTCAACGAGGCATTGGATAGCCTTGTAGAGTATGAGCAAAATGCAATTAACCAAGCATACGCCGAGGGTCATTATGACCACTCAATAGGTGCAAATCAATCTAACTATTATAAGTGGCGTTTCGAGCAATAAAACGTATATTTGCAATATGAACACGCAAGAAGCATTACGGGAATTATTCACGGAACACACTAACCGCGAATTGTCGGAAATCACGGGGGAGAATTACTACACGGTAACCTCGTGGAAGTTTAAATTTAAGCATAACCAACTCTCGATGGAAAAGCAAATCGAGATATTGACTAAAACAAATCACAAAATACAAACAAATCTAACATGGAAAAGAAATCAAAAGTTAACGGCGTAACCGCAAATGGTACATGGGATTCCAAGTACGGAACTATGTACAAGTTTGAAGTATCATTTGAAAACGGGGACGTAGGCGAGTACAACTCAAAGACCCAAGACCAAAACAAATTCGTACAAGGTCAAGAAGTAGAATATTCTATTACCTCACGTGAGTACAACGGCAACACGTTTTACACGATCAAGCCAGTACAACAACAACAATCGTTTGGTGGTGGTTATAAGAAAGACCCCGAAACCGATAAGAAAATAGCCCGTATGTCGGTGCTAAAGGTAGCGGGGGACCTAGTAATAAATGGCGACGTTCAATTACACGACCTAACCAAGATAGCCACGTTTTTAGAGCATTACGTGAACACTGGCGAGGATAGTATGAGTAAGTTATACGACGCGCGTATTCAAGAAGTTAAAGACCAATTGCCGTTTTAATGAAAAAGATACAAGACGAAGTTAGGCGTATTTTAACCGATACGCCTATTACTAGGGATAACGACAAGAAATTAACCGCGATTTATTGGTATTGGGAATTACAAATGGCCGATATTGATTGGCTTAAATTAAGCACCAAGGACTTTTTGGCTATTTATGCTGGGGAGGGATTGACCGACGCGCAAACGATTACCCGCGCACGTAGGTTATTACAAATGAGGGAACCGCAATTAAGAGGCGAGAAATACAAAGCCCGAATGGCTAACCAAGAAAAGGTTAAAGAGGATTTGGGATATAAAGTTAATTAGGGTATATTTGAATATGCGATGGGCAGATCGCGTGAGTGTAATTTTATTTGAGTATAAACCCGTACCGCTTGGATTCC